CCTGGTTATGGCTACAAAAGCGGTGGTCAAGTAAACACGGGCCGAGAAAACGAACTAGAAGAACTAGGTCGTGTCGATGCTGAAAGAGCACACACAGGAAGAGGAAGAAGAAATCTTGGTGCTGAAAAAAGAAGAATTGTAAGACAACTTGGAAAAAGAGGTAGATAATGCCAGCAATAGGTAAGTCATCTAAAAAATCTCCAGGCAAAGTAAGATCATTTTTTGGAAAAATAAGAAAAAAAATTGTACCTACTTTCGGTGAACAATTTACAAAAGCTAAATCAGAAAACAAAAAAACTTTTAGATCCACAAGAGATGATAAGAAAAAAGGTAAACTAGAATACCACACAAGAACTAAAGCAGAAGAAACTAAAGCAGAAAAAAAACATACTAAGCGTGAAAGAGCCATGACAGGTGACACAAGTAAACAGTTATCTGACAGAGGTGCTAAATTTAAATTAGCTAAAAAAATGGGTAAAGATACTTTTACTCATAAAGGTAAAAAATACTCTACTCTTCTTAAAGGCGAGAAAAAGAAAAAACCCTTAATTTCAGGAAAAGGGTGGAATAAAAAAATTAATATATCTATGCCTGAATTGTCAGGAAAAACTTCTAAAAAAATTAAAAGATTCGTTGGAGCACAAGCAGGCGGAAGAATTGCAGATGCTGCAAGAAGATCACAAGAACATGGCTGGTACTCACCCGATATGGGAATGGGAGGAAGAGATCCTCGTATGGGAGGAAGAGATCCTCGTATGGGAATGGGAGGAAGAGGCTATGCTAAAGGTGGATTAATCAAAGGAAAACCGAAGTTAGCTAAAAAAGGTTGGTAATTTTTTAATACTCCGTTCAGAAAGAATTTATGGAAGACCTAATATTAATCAGTAAATTAAAGAAAGTCATTAACGATCGACACCAGGACGTGGTTACTACTATGGTATCAGGAGGTGTTGACAACATGGAAAAATACAACTATATGTTAGGACAGATACGAACGTATCAATATTTAAGTCAGGAAATATCCAGCCTGCTAGAAAAAAAGGAGCATTATGATACAAAAGGAACAGTCATCGACATCAAAGGAAGCCCCAAAGATACACCTTCCAAATAACAAATTAGTTGGGGTTCAATCAACTAAAAAAGATTCAGATAAACTTCCAGTCCCTACGGGATGGAGATTATTAGTTCTACCTTTTAAACAAAAAGAAAAAACAAAGGGTGGAATTATAATGACGGACGAAGCTATTGACCGATCACAGGTTGCATCAACTTGTGGAGTGGTTTTAAGAATGGGTCCGGATTGCTATAGGGACAAAGAAAGATACCCAGATGGTCCCTGGTGCAAGGAGAAAGATTGGGTAATCTTTGCGCGTTATGCGGGATCAAGGATTAAAATTGAAGGGGGAGAAGTTAGGCTTTTGAATGATGATGAAGTTCTAGCAACCGTGGACAACCCTGAAAACATATACCACGAATTTTAAACATAGAGGAGAACTATGCCAGACGACAAAGAAAAAAAACAAGGAAAGATGGTAGACATTGACACTAGTGGCCCTGGTGCTGAAGTCGATTTACCAGAAGAAAAAGTAAAATCAGTAGAACAGGAGGAAACAAATGCAGAAACTGATAGTAAGGACAATAATCAGTCCGATGATTCATCTACGAAATCTGATCAGCAGCCTGATGTTCAAGATAGCGAACAAGAGACTGAAATACAAACTGAATCGGAAGAATCTAAAACTGTAAGCGAAGAAAAGACAGAAGAACAAAAGAAAGAAATGGACGACTATAGTGATGGTGTTAAAAAACGTATTGCTAAGTTAACCAAAAAAATGCGTGAAGCGGAAAGACAGCGAGATGAAGCTGTTCAGTATACTCAACGTGTTATGAAAGAAAAAGATGATTTAACTTCTAAAGTTTCTCAATTAGATACAGGTTACGCATCTGAAATGGAAAATAGAATTAAATCTTCTCTCTCAGCAGCGCAAGCAAAATTAAAAAATGCTAGAGAAAATAATGATATTAAGTCAGAAGTAGAAGCAACAACAGCTATGTCCCAATTAGGTTATGAACAGGCTAAACTTGCCGAGTTAAAAACTAGGCACGAAATGGAAGCAAAAAGAGCCAAGGAACAACCTAAACAAGAGACTACTATCCCAGCTAGTTTAGACGCTCCAGATCCGAGAGCTTCGGAATGGGCATCTAAAAACAGATGGTTTGGTACAAATTCAGCTATGACGTACACTGCTTTTGATTTACATAGAAAACTTACTGAAGAGGAGGGATTTGACCCACAATCAGATGATTATTATATTGAGGTGGATAAAAGAATAAGACTTGAATTCCCCCACAAATTTGGTAAGAAGATAGATACGACTAGTAAACCTACACAAAACGTGGCTTCGGCTACGCGTAGTACAAAGACCGGTCGCAAAACGGTGAAACTCACGCCTTCACAAGTACAAATTGCTAAAAAATTAGGTGTGCCACTAGAAGATTATGCGAAACAACTTATGAACACGGAGGTATAGGCATATGAAAACAGATAACAATAAAGCTTCCCGTGCGAGCCAGAGTAGAGTGAAAACGGAACGTAAAAAACACTGGACTCAACCATCGTACTTAGATACGCCCAACGCACCGAACGGTTTTAGACACAGGTGGGTTAGAATTGAGATTATGGGATACTCGGACACGAAAAATGTCCAAGGCCGATTACGAGAAGGATACGAACTCGTAAGGGCTGACGAATTTCCAGAACTTGACTACCCAGTTATTACCGACGGGAAATACAAAGGGGTGATCGGGCACGGCGGCCTTGTCTTGACAAGAGTACCGAACGAGATCGCAATTGAACGTTCTCAGCATTATGCTGGTTTAGCAAAAGAACGGGATCAAGCTTTAGAAAACGATCTACTGAAGGATCAAGATAAGAGGATGCCAATCAATCAAGAGAGGCAAACTCGTACAACCTTCGGTGGTAACAAGAATAGTTAATTTTTTAACAATTCTCAAACCAACGAATTACATTAACCTGTAGATAATTTATTATCTACTTAACGGAGACCAATATGGCTAATATATCAACGACCGGGTTCGGTTTGAGACCCATTAAAAAAGTTGGTCAGAATGATAACAATGGCGCTCTTAGTGAGTGGTCTATTGCTGCGTCCTCTGCGTTAATTTCACATAACGATATGTGTAAAGTAACAGGAGACGGAGTAGTACTTGTTTCAGGAGACACAGAAGTATATAATGTGGGTTCACTGAACGGTGCTTTTTATACTGATCCAACATCAAATAAGCCAACTTGGAGCAACTACTGGCCTGCAAGCGTTGCAGCGTCGGATGCAGTTGCGTTCATCACTGACGATCCATATCAAATGTACGAAATAATGTCTGCTGACACATCATTCAATCAGAATGAAGTCGGTGGCTGTGCAGATGGTGTAGCGGCAGTTGGGACAACGCCGTTGTTTATATCTAAAACAAAGATATCGGCGACGACTAGTTCTAGTCAGGCTCAGTTTAAAATACTGGGTGTTTCTAGAGACCCTGATCATTCAGACATAACTGCAGAAGGTTTTGCTCTGAGAGTTAAGATCAATGAACATTTCATTACCGCACTAGGAGGCGTATAGACCATGGCAATATCACGTAATCAGCTAGTTAAAGAACTAGAGCCAGGTTTGAATGCACTATTCGGCTTGGAATACAAGCGTTACGAAAATCAATCAAGTGAGATTTACGTAACAGAGTCATCTGATAGAGCTTTTGAAGAAGAAGTTATGTTATCAGGTTTCGCACAAGCAAAAGTTAAACCGGAAGGTTCCGGAGTTGCTTTTGATCAAGCGCAAGAAACTTTCACAGCAAGATACACAATGGAGACAATTGCTCTCGCATTTGCTATCACTGAGGAAGCTATTGAAGATAACCTGTATGACAGACTTGCTTCTCGTTACACGAAAGCACTAGCAAGATCGATGGCTAATACTAAACAAGTTAAATCTGTTAATCCGTTAATTCAAGGATTACCAACAACTGATGGTTATGATTCAGGCGATGGTGTTTCTTTGTTTAATACGGCGCACCCTACAATTTCGGGTTCGTTTCAGAACACTCTAACTACTCAAGCAGACTTAAACGAAACTTCATTAGAGCAAGCATTGATTGACATTGCTGCGCTTACTGATGAAAGAGGTTTAAAAGTTGCAGCTAAAGGAGTAAAAATGATTATTCCTTCTCAGCTTCAATTTACTGCTGAGAGATTGATGAAATCTCAAGGTAGAGTTGGAACAGCTGACAATGACATCAATGCAATCGTTTCTATGGGTATGATTCCTCAAGGTTATAGAGTGAACAACTACCTAACTGATTCAGATGCTTGGTACATTATCACTGATGTTCCTAATGGAATGAAACATTTCGATAGAGCTCCTCTTACAACTAAGATGGAAGGCGATTTCGATACTGGAAATGTTAGATATAAAGCTAGAGAAAGATACGTTTTTGGCGTATCCGACCCTAGAGGAATATTTGGCGTTGAAGGTGCTTAATAACTAAAAAATTTTGGGGCGAACATAGTTTCGCCCCAATCTAAAAATAGAAAGAAGAATCTATGAGAAAATTCCTAGTAAACATTTGGGCTTACGATTATCACTCTAAATTTGAGGTTTTAGCGGAAGATAACGCTGAATCTATTGAAAAAGCAGTCCTTGACAAAATAGGAAAAAAGAGTGTAAAGTGGGAATCAACGGGAATGTTTAGGAATACCCGTAGAATAACCTATGAGGAGGTTATAAATGACCGAAGACCTGTACAAACAAAAACGGTCCTTGGAGTTAGGGTGGCAGTATGAGTATAATCAACACGGAAAATATACTCTTAATATGGTCGAAATTGATGAGAAAATTAGAAGTACCATCACCCAGATCAAAGCTGAAGAATTTAAAGTTGCTGATAGAGAAAACAAAATCAGTGAGTCAGCTGCCCAAGTTTCTGTGGCAACTTAGATAAACGCCACATCGCTGAAATCGTACTTTTTTGCAGGGATCTCTTGCACTCTACTCAAAACTATCATATAAATAAATCACTATACAATTAATTTAATATATTGGGTATCAACGCGTATAGTCGACGGCCTAGAGATGATATCCACATTAACTAGGAGGATTTAATCATGGCAAGAACTAACTTTGCAGGACCTATCAATGAAGGTAGCGTTCAGCAAAACACAGGAACAGAGTTTACTCCGAGTAAAACAAGAAATGTTGGGTTCGTTACGAGCACACAAAGTTTTTACTTTGACTATACTTCAATAAACTTTACTGTTGATGACAACAGATTC